TGTGCCGTGCACCATACGCCGGAAGGAGCGTGGTTTCCTTGATCGTTTCCGCGTTGTCGTCAACAGCGTGCGTTACGAAATACGCTTCTGAATGGCTGTAGATTGTGGGGAATGCGTCGTACTTTTCCGACGTGCTGCTGCCGCCTTCGCGGGACCACATTTTTGTTGCGTCGATGACGGCCATTAGACAATTGCCTCCATCTGCATTGTGTTGGCAGTGTTCTGACGTACGTCGTCCCAAACTTTCATTTGATCTCGATCGAGCTGCACAAGGATTTTTGCCCGTGGCGGCTTAGGCGGTGGCGGATCTTTCAGCAGCCGAATGATTTCCTGCATCTGATCGGGTAGCCTTATTCCGGGTCCGCGTGTCAGCAAACGGCCCTCGGTGACTGGCGTTCCTTGCATAAGAACTGACGGACGCATTTTCAAATCAATGCTGCTTGCCGCGTTTTGCACTTCAGTCGAAAGCGTCGAGCCGACGCCCAACATCCTGTCACGCATTTTGTTGGAAAACTCTTCACCGAGACGACCGCCGACCGCCCCAATCTTTTCAGCAAGATCCTTTTCGCGTTCAGTCAACTGGCGGGCTGCGATTTCCGGAAGTGATGTCAGTTGCGATTGAAAGCCATCAATCAGGCTAATGCTTGCCGCCTCTCCAAGTCCTTTCATCAGTCCATCAACTCCGCCTTCGCCGCCTGATGCAATGAAGGCAAAAATCTGATAGACGGCTTCACCGATGATCCGCCCAGCGTTCGTTATGATCGTGATGACGCCGTTGAATGCGTCGCGTATCAAGTTAATGAAGTTCTCACCAAACCATGTCACGTACGCCGGAATGGTTTTGGTAAAGGCGTGCATGATTACCTCTGAAATGGTGATCATTGCCAGTTCGGCCGCTGCTTTTGCGATCTCCCAAACGCTGCCAAGATTCGTGACGATCACCTCCATGAACGTGAACGCACCGACGATCACATTGATACCCTGAACCACCTTTTCCTTCACCCAATCCATGATCGGGCCGATGTTCTCAAGAATCTTTGTGGCGAACTGGACAGCTGGAACCAGCAACGAATCAAGCGACGTCGCCAGCTGCTGCAGCCCGGCATTGATCAGCACTCGAATCGGGGCAATGATTTTCCCGATCGATTCCATGAGCGTAGACATTGCTGAGTCAGCACGACGGCCAGACCCAGCAACCGTTACCATGTCGGCGGCTTGCTGTGCCAGTCCCTGATTGGCGATTGCCATGACGGCCGCAAGTCGTTCCTGATTCGTCCGCATGTACATGATCTGCGGATTGACGGCATAGAACGCATCAAAGTTGCCTTCGAGGGCTGCTTTCAGGTCACCCATCGATGCGGCTGCATCTTTGCCCATTGCCGCTCCGAGTCCAATAGCAGCCTTCGCGGCATCGTCCATCTTCCCAGTGGCGAATCCCATTCCTGACGCCTGCTGCATCAGCGCAAGGGCTGCATTGTCCGATACGCCGGTCATCTTCTCGATCGACTTGGCGACGTCCTGCATTTCTTTTGATGCTTCGGATGCCCCACGTATTTGCAAAGCCGATGTCAGTTTCTTAACCGCATCCGCCTGCGAGTCATACGCTTGATTAATCTTGTCGAGCGTAGCCTTGCTCATCATTGCCGCTTTGAACGCGACATAGGCTGTTGTGATTCGCTTGAGCAGCTTTTCAACGGACTCCATTGCAGCCGAGGCGTTGTTTTTGCCTCCGATTACAAAATCTATTCCGTTTTTACTCACAGGTTCCGCCTTTTGTCTCGTTCGCTTTCGACTCGATACTCTTCGCTTCTGAGAATGCTTCTGAGTTCAAACCACCACGCCGACTGATCAAGGATTCCACCGACAACCGGAAGGTGATGCTCGCTGGCTGTCACGATCTGAATGTCACTGTTCAGTTCCGGCCCAATGAACTTCATTGGGCACTGATTAACCTCGAACCATCCTTCATTGCAGTGCTTACAGTCTTTCCCTTCACCGCCGCATTCTGGACACTCAATCTCCGCAGGCTGCTCCGGTGTTACGATTTCCCGGCATCGCCCAACGCATGACTTGCAGAGTTCACCGCATCGCACGAGGGCTGCAACTCGGATTTTTTTTTATCGTCTGGTGTTGCTGACGTGGATGCCGCCAGGAACGTAAACACCTCGACCAGCTCATCAAGCGTCAGAACATCGCCAATCGTTTCGCGGCTGAATTCGACAGGGATATTCTCCCAGCCAGTCAGACACATGGCCGCCGCGTCTAATAGTGCGTCCATGCTCGCCGCAATGTCACCACCGCCCAGACCTTGTAGCAGTGCGACCAACTTTCGCTGCTGGTTGAGCGTCGGCGTTTTCGCAAATATCTTTGGCTGCGGGGTCTTGTCGACGTCGCAGGCCAAGACCATCGTGAGCTTTGAGTTCGGGTCTAGACTTCGAGGCATATTCTATGCAGCATCCGTAAAGGTGATTGTGAGTTCGGTATCGGCCGCACTGCCTTTCGTGCATAGCCACGTGAGCGCATCTGTCATAATTCCGTTTCGATCTTCGTCCTGCTTATTTTCCAGTTGCGCCTTAGGAGCTGCGACCACGATGACTCCACTTCCCGTGGCTCCGATCTGCATTGAAAATGCCTGTGCTGACGAACTAAGCCACAGGGCATCGCGGTCTTGTGGTGCAACCAGAACAGACTCTGGATCTGCCGTGATAATTGGGGCACGTTCTGTAACAATCGCGGAGATGTATCCGCTGCGATCTGATGCGTTAACACATTCACGCATTTGCACAACGTTTCCAGCATCCACTTCAACAGACGCGGTACACAACGCAACCGAATTGAATGTTAGAGCGCCTTGAGCAAATCGTAACGGAAGTGCTGTTGGATACGTTGGAGCAATCAATGCGGTGTCTGTTTCGTTGCTGGAATACTTACCAGTGAATGTAAATTCAAAGTAGGCAATTTTCCCTGTGGGGCAAACGATCTTGAACGTCCCCATTGCGCCTGATAGCAACGAGCGTTTGCCATCTTTATAGTGGCCAATCGTGATTGTTTTGACTCCAGACGTTCCCGGCCCTGCAGTCACTGGAGAAAATACCTGCGATGTTTCAACCCAACCGCAGGCTGGAAGCAGTACAGACGCCCATGCTGGCAACGCAGCACCGTCCCAGGCACATTCCATCTTGACAGTGCATGTACCCATCATCCCCTCTGGGACACTTGGCAGATAGTTGAATCCGCCTTGCCCCTCGCGGCGAGTCATGGCAATGCCTGGCTGAATCTTAACATCCATCGCATTGTACGCGCCCTCTGCGGCGGTCAGCGATTCAGCAGTTCCAACCGTTGTTTCAACCTTGGCAGCAAAAACAGAACGACGACGAAGAAGCGGCATGAGTTGTTTCCTATTTAGAGACGAGCCCTTCGGCTCGCAGAATGTTCAATTTGATCCGTCGTTCCATCTGCTTTCGCAGCTCGTCATTGATTCGCTTGATTTGCGGCTTCGTGAATTTGTTCTTGACGTATGCCCCGAACGCTGAAACGCCTCGAATGTGAATGATTGGCAGACGTTCTTTGCCGACTCTGCGAAACGCATTGCCCTTCCATTTGGTGTTCATCACACCGGGCTTTGGTCCCTGAAATGCTCCGTCGACTCGATTCCGGCCGCCCTGTTTCGAGATCTTGAACGAGACGCCTTTTTTGTCCTGCCTTGCTCCGAAGTGCCTGAGTCCAAGTCGTCTTGTCTTTGCAATGCTGACCGTTGTCTTTGGCTGGTCCGCTGTGGCTTTCGCCCGAATCTGCAGCGGGGCTTCAGACTCTTTTTTCTTGATGGCAATGACGCTCCGAACGTCTCGCCCGATGTCCAGTTTTGTTTTCTTTGCGGTAGCGTTGATGGCTGCCGCCAGTTCTCGCCCGAATTTCTTTTTCGCCTTGCCGACTGACTCACGCAACCGCGTCAACTGCTTCGCGTCGATGTCGATGGCAATCATGCTGACACCGTCGTCGGATCATTCTCAGGTACTCGATACGTCACCAGAAACGTCACCATAACCCCGGACCTCCCGCCCGTTTCCTCCGTGTATGATTCGATCGGTCCCAGCGTCGTGTTGATTGCCAGCCCGCCCCATTGATGCCAGTTCGTCGCATTCGTTGCCGCCGCGATGATGTCCGCACCCATGCGATTCTTGAACGTGTCAATCGCTGTGGTTTCTTCGTCCGATGGCTTCACAATTCCGGCAACGATGACCGGCATGTCGTAAGCAATCACTGGCGGATTCCCGGGATAACTCAACTCTGCGTTTGGTGTTGGATCACCCTGAGCGACGACTACGACCAAATCTTTCGGCTGCCATGTCGCAATCTGTGCTGAGCGAACGGCCGTAGAGAATGCCACCGCCATTCGGCTGCGGACATTCGCTACGATTCGTTCGTTGACAGGTTCCGTCATTAGGTCACCGCGTATTGACAGACCCCGGCGTCTTGCGACATCAGAGTCATAAAGGAAAACCGTTTAGGAAGTGTTTGTCCGATCTTCAACACAAACTCAATTTCATCCTTGCCGACGTTGATCTCGCTGGATGCGATCCCAGACCGGCAAGAGTTGTAAACGCGAAGTGTTGCTGTCGGTAAAACAGCGTTACCTGAGGCATCGAAAATGGCGGGCGGGTTACGCTCGATAATGGCGAGAATCGGACGCCTCCCGCCGCCATTTGGAAAATAGACAACCGACTCCCCGAAGTTGTCGAGCAACATCGGGAACCCTGCAGATGCAAAGTGTGCGTCGAATGTCGTTGGCATTGATTAACCCTGGACGCCTGTCAGGATGTAACCAGCTTCTGGGTACAGGATTTTTTCGCCGACCTGATGACGCACTCGGATGATGTCCGCTCGCACGGTTTCATCGCGATAGCTCTCAACCGTTCCGCCGATGGATGAACCATCTTCGGACCAGTGGAACGTGCGGCCGACGCATGGCTTTCGAATGTCATTGCTGTCAGCAGTGACACCGACCCACACCTTTGTCTGGTCCCAGATCTGCCCGAATGACGCTGTCTGCCCTTCGTTGGCACTGTTCTCTGATGATCCGGCAACGACGATCTTTGGAACGTCGAACACCTGCGCCAACTGCTGAACAGTGATATCCGTTGCAACGGTTCGGTCGCCCGCTCCATTGCTCTGGATTCGCTCGATGATCTGATCGCAGTTGCGGAGCAGTCGGAAGGTCTTGTAAGACATTCCGATCGTGTTGGCCCACAACCCGCAGGCACCATAAATGGCAATGATTGCCGCCTCGATGTCGTCAATCGGAGTCGCTCCACTCTGGTTAGTCCAGACGGCGGATACTGCACCATCGGCAAACGTTGCCGTGTTGAGCAGAGCATCAATCACGCGACGTTCCGCATTGGACAGAACAGCGTCGCGAGCACGAAGACCGCTGATAACTTCGGCGTCGAAGTAGTCTGAGTACATCTTCGCTTCGTTGTCATCGACCGGTTCTTCCGCACCGTGTTCGACAGTGACGTAACTGTCTGGCAGGAAGGTCCACTTGCCGCGAGCGTATCCGCTTCCTGGGGCTCGCCGGGTGTCTCGCTGCTGCAGGAGCTGCTCGACTGGAATTTTGCCGAAATTGCCGGACGCCTTTGCGACGTCAAAAACTGGCATCAACTGATCCCAAACAAAACCACGCTGATTCTGTTCGAGATCAAACTCAGTGAAGGAACCCGCGATGTCCGGCCGCAATGTGGCCAAACTTGAACTTGGGGCTGGCATTGCATTTCTTTCTCCCCGATGCAACGCGATTTATGAACTGAAAAGTAAAGTCCCCCGGCTTTGGTGGCCACCTCCACCGGGGAACGCATCGGGCTTCAGCTTGCCGCTGGACCACCGTAGTGGAGCGGCATGACTTCAACAATATCGTTTTCGGCGGTTGCCGCCTCCAGCGCGATAAACATCGGCAGCGACGTTGATTCTGCTGTGTCTTGCACCTTTCCATCAGCTTCGGTGTACAGCGTTGCCGCAATTGCGAACGCCTCTTTTGCGATTGCCTTGTAAGTCGGATAAAACATTCGCACTGTGATTTTGTCACCACTTGCAAATGCAGCCCGAGTGGCAAAACCAATCGTCCGCGTTGCCAGTCCGTTGGTCGAAACTTTGCCAGTGTTTGCAAGCTGCACGGCGGCGTGCAATGCAACTGCAGCCGATGCCTCAAATGTTTTTTCAATTGTGTCTGAATACTGACTCATGATCTCTTTCCTCACAGAAGTGATGATTGTTTGAAATCAACGCCGCAAATTAGCGAGCGTTTGCTTCTGCGAGGAACGCCTCGCGAAGTCCAGGATGGTTGCGGTTTGCCAATGCCACCGCTTTCAGCTTGTTATTGCCAGTCTTTGCCATTGCGGCATCGACAGCCTGATCCCAGCGAACGCGGGCAGAAGGGCCGCCAGTTCGAGCCTTGGCGACTGGCTTGACTCCGCGAGCCTTTGCCTTCGCCTCTACCTTTTCTTCGTCTTCCTCAGCGCGGGCGTCTGGCTTTTCCTCGTCGTCGTCAGACTCCGATTCCATCGCCTTGTACTTGGCGAGCTCTTCCTCCATCGCCTTGCACTTGGTTTTCAAGTCCTCGTTTTCCGCCATCATTTCTTCAGCGGCTGCGGTGGCCACGGACGCCATCGGCAGCGAACGCTCGAGGCACTTGACAACGAACTCAGCTTTCGCCTTCGGGTATGCCGCTTTGATCTCTTGAATCGTGGCGGCGACTGGTGCGGTAGACATTGGTTTTCCTTCTGTCTCGCGGTTCTCGCCGTCCGAGCCTGCTCCGAATAGAGCAGCAACAACTCCGTGCGGCATGGTTTTGACTTTTGCGAACGCTCGCCCGATAACGGGCTGACCGGCAATTCGTTTTGCCAGCCCCATCTCAACGGCCTGCTGAGCGTTCAGGTATGTTTCGTTTTTCAGGATGGCCTTGATCTCGTCTTCACTTTTCCCTGAACGCTGAGCGTAAGCAGAGACCATTGACGTCTTGAGCTTGCCAAGCATCTCGGATTGCCGAGCAAAGTCTTCGTCGTCACCCTCAACCTGTGCGTAAGGGTTGTGGAGCATCATGTAACCGTTGCTGCTGATCTCCACGTCATCAAATGCACAGGCGATGAATGAAGCGATTGAGAACGCAGATGACTCGATAGATAGTGACTTTGGGCCTTGATATGCGGCGAATGCGTCGTGGATCGCGAAACCCTCGAAGACAGAACCGCCTTCACTGTGGATCTTTACCGCGATTTCATCTGTACCGTTCTGCGGAAGCTGTTCACGCACCATCGCTGCCGAGATTTCGCCGTCTCCGGTTCCGATGACTCCGTCAATTCGAATTGTCTTTGTCATGCTGTCACCTTGGCTTTTCGTTTACGCTTAGCCGCTGGCTTTGGATTCTCCGGAGGCTTCTCTAGTGGCGTTTCTGCCGTCTTTTCCTGAACAGCAATCGCCGCTGGATCCTGCATCGCCATCGTTGTTCCGGCTGGCATTGGCAGTGCGATCAGATCCCGCCACGTAATCTTTGGCCCATCCGGGAACGCCTCGTTGATCTTTGCGGCCTGCTTCGTTGCGGCTTCGATTGCGAAGGAGTTGTCAGCGATTGATTCCTCTGCGATCTCTTCCCAATCCTTGCCACGCGCTGCGTGCAATCTTCGTGGGGATGTCAGACAGTTCTTTAACTGCTCAGCATCGCCCTGAGCGTCCGCAACCGGCTCAATGTATGACCACGTCGGCAGGTTCCAGTTGTGCCGGAATATGCTTTCCCCGTATTTGCTGTAAGCCTTGCGAAGTGCGGCGTCTTTAGTTTCCTTCAGATGCTGCGACAGCTTCCAAATGTACGCAGGTCGGTTGAGGCGTCTCACCAGATTCATCTGATCGGAGACGAATCCCTTTCGAGCCTCATCAACTGCCCCACGCCATCCGGAAAAATTCGTCTCGCTGCCGTCCATCAACACCAGGCAAAGAGGCAAGCCAAAGTTGACGCCAATGATTTGCAGGATCAGTTTGACCTGCTGGAAGTATTCCGAGTTTGGAACGTTCGGACTGAACCCCTGAAGTTCTTCCCCAGGCTGGCCAACAATCTCCATCCCTGGCGAAACACCCTCAAGCTGCCGCGTTCCCGCTGGCGTCGTTTCTGTCCTTGCATCTCCATAGGTTCCGTCAGCCGATGGCAACCGATTCACTCCGGCCGCCATCTTTCGAAAGATCGCAAAGCAACTGACCACCTGTTGCTGAACGAGCTTTGCAAAGTTGATGTCTTCAAGCATTCCGGAGATTGAAAACACTGGTGCAAGTTGAGTGACTCCGCGCGTCATGCTTACCCGCTTTGGGTTGTAGACGTGGAACACCTGCCTGATGCCGTCAGCGTTTCGAACATCAATTGGAGTGCAATCGCCGAACTGCCCGAACTCGCTCAACTCTTCTGCGACGTGATACTGCGTTCGGTATCCGTATTTGTCCGTCGTGACTCCGAGGAAGGTGTCGTCGATCTTTGATTTCGTGCGAATCAAATGCCCTTCGAGCATCTGAAACGATCCCTCATCGGTTCCAGTAACAACGATATCGCCGTCCCCGGATTCACTCCGGCACGCCTGACGCTCCATTTCCTTCCATATCAATTCCCCGGTGATATCGCATTGATCAGGATCATTGCTGAAGTCGTCCCACCACTGCCAAAGCGCCGCATTCAGCCCCTTGTCTGGAGTCTTTGGATCGAGCGTAAAGCCAGACTGAACAATGTTGTCGACGCGCCGATCAAGCAACGTGCCGACAAGTGCGTCATTGCGGGCCATGTCGCGGGCCTGCTCGATATCGGAATAGTATTTTGACTCTGTCCGATAGTGATAATCCGGCCCCGATCCCATCGGAGCAACGCCTGTCCGTCGTCGCACAAATCGACTGTGCCGACTCATGTCGTAATCGGCACGGATCTTGTCTAACTGAGCCTGGAACCCCGGCGTGCGTCCCTGCGATGGAGCAGGGTGGTAGACCTCCTGCGGCTTCTTTTTCCCGAAGATGTTGAACGGGTTTAGAAGGCTCACCGGAAGTTGCTCCCGGCTCCAAGGAATCGCACTGAGCTTGATCCGCCGCCCGTGGTAGTGGCGTTTGCTGCAACGTAGTCGCGAGCCCGCTTGAGCAGGGCTTCAATTTTATCTTTTCCAATTGACAAAGAACTCGATTGATTGCTCGCAGACTCTGGACGCATAATCAACCAGCGATTCGCAGCCGTAATGAAACTACGAGCGCGTGAGACGCTGGCGACTTCTTCAAAGTCTGCGTATTCAAGCAGATCTGATTCGATGTCCGCGATTACCATGCACGGACGATAACACGAAATTTGATTCGTGAAATATGTAGCGGATAATCAGATTATCAGTCGACGATGTTTTCTAGAATCCACCGCACAGCCTGAGCCCGATTGTTTACCGGCTTTCCGTCCGCAGTCTTTGCTCCGCTGTCTTCCAGCGTCCGCAACTTGTCGCGCAGAATGCGAGCCTGAGCGCGTGTCATTCGCACATCAACGTTGCGGGGGATGTAGCCCTCGCTGGCCGGTGGATTCTCCAGCTTCTTCGGGGCTGGTGCTCGCAGCTCCTGAATCGGTTCAGTGCCGTCGATTCGTGGTAGTGAACTCTTCGCCATTCTATTCACCTGCTTTCTGTTGTTTGTCTCTCATTAACTTTTCAATGATGTGCTGCTTTGCATACCGCACAGCGTATTCCTTCAGGTTCTTGTCTGTCGGTTCTTCCCATCCGTGCTTGTCTCCGGCGATTATCGCCGTCCCTCGCACGACGTGCCCGAACACAGGATCTTCGTATTCGAACCACGTAACGCCTAAATGCTGCTCTGCGAGTTTGTAAACCTCGTTTAGTTCTTCGCCCGCCATTGACTATCTCTCCGTCACAAGGAAGGGTTGCCCGTGAGGATTCACGAGCCGTGGTTTCGGTTCTGCTTTCGGTTGCTGAACGATCGGTGGCGGTTCCGGGCTCACAAGTCTCAATCCGGTGCATCCGGCCGCCGCACAGGCCAGAGCGTAGGCGTCGAGCCAGTGGTTGTTGTTCTTGTCGTGAACGATCCATTGTCGCTTGTTGACCTTGCCGTCAACTGGCACAAGTTGCTCGGATTCGCTCACCATGTGGCGGGCGAACTGTAGGTGGAATTTCATGTCAGCATGTGGCGGATCAAACAGGGCAACACTGCCGGGCAGTCGGGTGTGGTCCATGAAGGCATCGACCAAGAATCTGTCTTGCCCCCACTTCTTCCAGAACTCAGTGTTGACGTTGTAGAGCCACATTTCGCGCCGCTTGCTGTCGGCCGTCCTGTGTGCGTAAGCCTGCAGGAATGGCTCGTAGTCCTCGGTCTGCTTCTTCTGTCGGAAGCGGTCCATGCTCCATCCCTTCGACGGATAGAACGGAGCCCCCATCTGATTGCAGAACTCGTAGATTGACTCTGTGAAATCCCCGGAATCTACCAATACCAACAAAGGCTGCGCGTCCGCAAATACTTCTGAATCGGCGAACTGCTTCAGGCTTTCAAGAATCGCCAGTTCGATCGCCTCTCCCGTTGAATACTTTGACAGCCCGTGCGTCTCGATTACTCCGTAATCCGTGATCCACATCACCAGCTCACGAGTGCAGGACAACTTGACCCAATGCGATTTGTATTTACCGATGTCGATGCCAACGAAGGAGAAGACCCGAGCGTCTGGAACTTCCCCCTGCTGAAGTCCGGACAACTGGCCAGCAACTCGCCCAGGCGTGAGCGTCGACGTTTCGGCTTGTTCCTCTGGATCCGGATCGTTCTGGTATTCAGCTTTGAACGCGGACAAATTCGTGTCTGCGATTTTGTTGTAGGCTTCCTGAATCGCTGAATGAACCGCCTGCCGTCCATCCTTCAACGTGATCTCTTTGAAGTTGTCAGCGAGCATCACAACGCCCGCGTGCATTGCGTCACGATTCGCCAGATAGAACTCGACCGCATCCATTCCGTGACGGTCGCCGTCTCGCTGTGCCTTGCGTCGCCTCGCGATATATTCGTCCCACAGGTCCAACCGATCGGGCCAGGACTGAATCCATCCGTACCGCTCGCCCTCCCATGCTGGCTTCTGCTCAGGATCAGTGAACTGAGCGGAGACGCAGTAGGTGTTCTGCAGAGTCGTCACCATCACCATCGCCAGCGGTTTGTCCTGGCCTTCCATCCCTTCGATATCCTTCTCGATGATCTCGATGCGGTCCTCGATCTGCTGCAGGCTCTTGGATGATTCTCGCGTTTCC